TTTGTCTACGACCTCGCCATACTCTTTAAGGTTATACTTTTTTCTTTCCTCATAGTTTCTAAGTTTCCTTAGACCTGCTGAGATAGTTGCTTCTCCATAAAATTTATCAAAGGAAGTTGATATACGGTCTTGCAGACCCCAAAAGGTGTGCCATGCTCCGTCTTTCATAATTTCATAGAGGCAGTCTGTGAGTGTCATCTTTTTCATTTTATCTCCTAATATGTTTTCAATTTATTTTGACCGATGTACTTACCAAGTTTTTCCATGCTTGGAAACTGTTTATAGTCCCAACCATCATGAGGTACACAATGAAAAGTATCTTCACCAGTATCATTGTCAGTTTCTTGCCATGCTAAATAACCATGTACTGTTCCTAACATCTTCTTCATATTGACCACCCCTTGATGTCTTGAATCCATGATTCAGGTTTCATATTAACAAGCCACTTAACAGTGTCGTTGAGACTAATGTGTTTGTCTGTAAAACGATACGACTTGTTGAGGTTCTGCAATGCATCTCTTATATCAACAACTCTTCTGTATGTATTCAAGTCAACACAGATGTTTTGCCTAGTATTTCTTCTATACTCTGACCTACTTGTATGTTTATTCATGCTGACTCTCCTAGTTCTATGAGTGCTTTGAACCCATCCTTAACTTGCTTGTCACTTGCAGGAACACTGTCATGGGCTTGGTCTATCTGATCTTTATTCATCAGATATAAACCTTTGAATGACTTCTCTTCTTGCACACACTTTTGATACTCCACTCTCATCTGTACTAAGAAGTCACTTGCAGTCTTGCAGTTACTCTTTATGTTGCCATTGAGTTCTTTGATGTTGTAGCCAGTGGTGGTGTCAGGTGCTGCAGGTTTACTATTGATGGCATTGTCTACCTCAAAAGAAGAAGCGTATGCGCCTCCTCCTAGTCCACAAGCTGCTAAGGCTCTACCGATAGCTGAGGTGCAACAGTTCTCTAAAGCTGATGTTTTATTGACCATGCCCTGATTCCTAAACTCTTCAGCAAAGTCTGTGCCTATTGTGATCCACTGACCTTCGTTCTTGACTAAGACCGATGCTTTAACAACAACCCTGTCTAGATCGTGAGATATGATCTCAGTTCTTATCTCTGCATTGATGCCAAAGTGTTTTCTGAATATTTCTACTCTAGTATCTACTGTGGTGTAGAACTTACCTTTTATGTTTACCTTATCTTCGTTAGAAAGACTGGCAATTTCATTGATACAATTTACTAATATATCATTCATTTTATACTCCATATTTTTTTGGCTTCAGCAATTTCAAAGTCTGACCACATCCAATCGGAGAAGTCAGGGTACATCACTGAAGTTATTTCATTTAAGTCGCCCAAAGCTAAAAGGTTCTGCATTGCTATTGCAGCACCCTTGACTTGTGACATCCATTTATCCACATCGTTGACCTGCATTGTTACAACCTCTTGTCTAGAGCGGTTGACAACAACATAGTCTACTAGCGGTACATATCCGTTAAGGGCAGTACTGTAAATGGACAGTTGCCTATTAACTGAATCAGGTATTTCTGAGGGTAGTCTGCCAGTGGTTTTTATATCCCTGACGATACCTTCATAAGTTAGATCACAAAACCCAATGATTGGAATGGGTATTTCTTCTAACTGTAATTCTATTCTCTGCTGATAAGATTCAGGCTGACCTAAGTTCTTGTAATGCGGTATGGCAAGTTCTAGATACTTGGCTAGGTTCTGTTTCTCTTTAAGTTCTTTATCATTATCTATATCAAAGCCGTCTTCTTTCTTAAGTTGCTTGATCGTTGTGTCATATTCAAGGACTGCTCTTTGTATAGACTCTGCTAGAGATAACGGGTCTGAGAATTGTCTGCCTATCTCATGGTCACTGACTGATCCTCTAGTCATTGCTGCGTTGGTCTTACTTCTAATCTTATACAGATAGTTAAGAACCCACTTAGGGGGATTAGAAATAAAAGAACTGATACTGGAATTAGATAGGTGTTCTATCTCAAAATTATCAAACGGATTATTATTCATATTTTCTCCTTTTTATTATTTTCATTTGATTCAATATTGCAGTATAATTCCTGTTTGGATTTTTAGCAAACCATTTAGGAATAATATAAAACATGAAATTAGCTGAATACTTGAACAATAAATCATTAACTCAACACCAATTCATTGAAGTCTGTAAGGACAAGACTGGTCATACATTTACACAAGGTTGCATTAGCAAATGGGTCTTGGAGAAGCGTAGACCTAGAGCCGATGAATGCAAAGTTATCTATGACTCTACTGGCGGTAAAGTTTCTCCCAATGATTTCTACCTCTAACATTCTACAAATTATGTTTAGCAGCTATCTCTGCTAATTTTTTGCTCGCCTTTGGATTAGGTTTAAATGCTTTCTTAGGTTGTTCTTCTGTAGACCATGAACTAGATACCCTAGCTTCGTTTTGTTTGCTTAGAGTCTCTTTATCACGCATCCACTGTGGTCTATTGTCTTTGTCTTTATCTTTTATAGGTGTGATCTTCTTGATGTCCTCTATTTTTATATCCTCATAATCCAAAAACCTTTTCTGATTTAACCAAGTTGAGCAATGTGGGATAAATTTTTGTTCTGTAGATTCTGCTTTGCAGTGGGCAACAAACTTTTCTAACATTTGGTTTAACTTTTCTTTGTCGTAAGTTTTGGCGACTGAGTAATACTTTTGCTTTGCCTGATACTTATTAATTTTTCTTGGATAGCTTTTCCAAAAAGTTTCAAAGTCATTATCTATATCTCTATCTTTAGTATCTTCTTTAGTATTGTGGGGTGCTGAGACCACTGGGGTAGGGGTCTGTAGAAGGGGAGGGGTCTGTAGACTACTGGGGATGGATAATTGATATAAATTACTTAAGCTACCTCCATCATCCCTATATCTTTTGTTGATCTTAAGATAACCAAGAACTTCTAATTGTTTGATGATCTTGCCAATGTGCTTCCTGTCTTTGATGCCTACAATTTTTCCAATGTGGGAATGTGATGGATAACAAGTTGATCTCTCGTCTGCGTAGTTTGACAGAACTACTAAAACAAACTTGGAACTGGTGGGTAAGCCTTCTACTTTTAAGGCTGCGTTCAAACACTCTATAGACATCTGTCCTCCTTTTTTTGTGGGTGAATGATATTAAATCCGTTATGGCTTTCGGTCAACTCCTTCTTTCAGTCAAAACTAATATATTGTTTGGTTGTCAGCTTTTCTTCTGAATGTACCCTCTCATACTTTTTAATTTCTTTCTCAACCTTAGCAAGATTGCGTTCTGCTTGTTTGAGTGCCTTAGACCACTTCTCTTGTCTCTTCAACTTACTCTCATATCTCTGTGCAACTTTGTTGACCTTGACTTTGACTTTAGGTTTGGCAAGTTCCTGATTTGATATTGCAACTAAATTATTTTCGGCAACATATTTAGTCAGTCTATATTCCATCGCAGCGTGTTCAGCGCAGTGAGGTCTTTTAAGATTCTTTCTATAACCCATCCAGTGACCCAAGTTATGTATGATCTCTGCCCAACCTTTAGTTGGATTTACAGTAAAGGTTTTTCTGTCCTTGCACCAAGTGTCCCTGTTTCCTGACACTTCTTTTAATGTATATGGGAACTTTGTACCCATCTCTTTTTTCCAAAGAGCCTTGATGGTTTTACAGACTACTTTGTAGTCAGCAGGAGTGCTATTCCAAACATTAGGATTGACTCCGACTGACTTCCAAGTTTCGTCAACCTTCTTATACCATGACATTGATTCTGTAGATGTTTTCATTTCTCGTCCTCCACTATGATTGCTAAGTGCTTGTACATTCCTTGTAAGGCATCTAGTTCTTTTACAAAATGATCATGTACAAAGTGTGGGTCTGTTTCAACTTCCATTTCAAAAGCAACTACACCACTGACTAATAAATTAATCTCTCTTGATGTAAGCCTTCTAATCTTTTTAGTTATGATTGTTTTTCTAGGCATTAGTAGTTCTCCTAGATTTAGCCTTAGCATTATTATGTTGCTTGACCATTTCATTTTCAATCATGAACCAAGTCCTGACAATTTCTGACTTAAGTTCTTTGTCAGATTGATCAGTCTTGTTTTCTAAGATTTGGATGTGATTCTCTTTGACGATTAACCAAGCATATCTGTGATACTTTTCATCAACAAATTTGTATTTGTAATCGTCCCCATTGTAGACATTGATGCCATCTACTAGCTGTATATATTCTGTCATTTTATCTCCTTCAATTTATATAGTACATAACGGATTATACTAGATTGACAGAGTATATCAAGTAACTTTTAAAAATAACTTTATGTTTCATGTGAAACATTTTCTGTATAAGTTGTTGACTTACATTATGAATTAGTCCATTGTGTATTCTTTAAATTGAGGAAATATAAAATGATAAAACTAAAAAGACTGCACAAAGAACTTGCTCATGTATGGGGGGGTATAGGACACAGACATGATTCAAGCAAATCACTATATGGATATAAAGAATACTTTATAAAAACCAGTGACTACTATATGGGTTGGAATATATATAAGGGAGAAGATCAAATTAACCCTATAACTGTTGATGGTATGAGTTTCAAAGAAGCTAGAGAATGGTTAGATAATTATCTCAAAGAAAAAGGGGAGATATAAAATGAATAAAATAATATTAGAAAAATTACTACACAGCTATAAAGGCTTAGACCCAAATGCAGAAACACCGACTACTGATTATATAGACGGAGAGTTATGTAAATCTTACAAGAAAGCAAATCATTTCTTTGCAGAAAATTATAGACTGCCTTCACATATCATATCGGCAAATCAAGACCCTTTTGTTTTGCATTCGTACTTCAAAGGTCTGAGCAAACACATACAAGAAAGTGCAAAGTTCTATGTAGATTTAAACGGTGAAACACTTACAAAAGAAGAGGCAGAAAAGATTGCCAGTGAAGTCATTTACGTCTTACCTTACGAAAGCACTTTTGTTCAATTTGATACAGGAGATGTAATTATAAATATGATGGTCATGGAAGATACTGACACTGATGTTCATGAGTTAGATGGAACTATAACTAAAGGTATGTATCGTGTGATGATGTTTCCTTTTAATAAATTAGATAATTGTTTTGTTTACGATCCCAACATCTATACCTTCAAATTTCATGATGACGGAAGCTATACCTTTTGGTTAAATGAAGATATAACCACTAACCCATTTGCTAGTATTATAGATGTGAGTGCTGATGCAACTGGTATGTACACAAACAAATCACTCAATGCTTGGGCGCAAGCAGCTAGCGAATTACTGATCACCTTTTTTACAATGTTGCATTATCCACAAATCACAAATACTAAAAGTGTAAAAGGAGTAAAGCCACAACACCTACAGAGTCGCAGTAGATACAAAGCAAGTGAGTTAAGAGGTAAGCCAACATGGGAACATAAAACACTTGTCCTAGACCTTTATGGGAATGAGGTGGGCAGCAACACTACAAGTAATGGTCAAAGATCATCAGGTACAGCCTTCCACAGTGTCCGTAAACATCTAAGAAGATTAGCTGATGGCAAACACATATTTGTGAAAGCACATTTTAGAGGAAGCAAAGATGTTGGTGTTGTACAAAAAGATTACCAAATAAGAACTTAAATAAAGGAGAATTAATATGTATGAACCTAACGAACCACATGACGAATGGGGCAGACCTGTGAAAAGCACTGATAAAAAAAATAATATTTTAGATACTTTGAGAGATGTCTTTTTCTTTACAGTCGTTGGACTTTTATTTTTAGCTTTATTTGGTTGGATATTAATAGTATTTTTACCATACTATTTCGGTAGAGCCATATGGGAAAAGTTTGAACTTTGGTATATAAACAAATAGGAGAGTAAGAATGAATCTAAAACAATTAGATGAAACGTGGAGAGAAAGCTGCCCTGATGAAGCCACTGGATTAATCAGGAAGCGTAAGAAGGGTAACATGTGGAACAGGATCATATTATCTTCTGAGGCTAAACAACGGCTGAACAAAGATAAGAAATAATGAACAGTTGGTGGTACGCATGGGATGGAGAAGTATCTGAAACAGACTGTGAGCAGATCAAATCTTTATTCCATGTAGAAGCCAAACAAACAGGTAAGGTTGGTGACGACTCCTTAGACAAAAACATTAGGCAGTCCACAGTAGTTGGATTTCCATTTGGTACTGATGACAATGAAACGATCAATACACTTATAGAAAAATATATAGTAATGGCTAATACCGAATGTTTCGGATTTGATCTTAATAGATTTAGAGAATTCCAAATTGCAGAGTACACAGAAGGCGGTCATTATAATAATCACTTTGATATGAGAATGGACAACAGAGCATCAGTGAGAAAGCTAGGGATTACAGTACAGCTTTCTGATCCCACAGAATACGCAGGTGGCGAGTTTATGTTCTCAGAGGATATAGGTACACCCAGTCAAGATATCATCAAGCAGAAAGGAACTGTGATAGTATTTCCTTCTTTTTTATATCATAAGGTCATGCCAGTTAGCAGGGGTATAAGATACTCTTTAGTAGGTTGGTATGAAGGAAATAATTGGAAATAGAAAATGGTTGATTTAAATGTGGACGGTGGTGGTGGTACAACTACAGCAGGTACAGGTACTCTTACCTTTACTTCACCACAACAGAACCAAGACACAAGTCATTTGCAAAGAATTATTGAGAATCAAAAAAAAGCATTAGATTTTCAAGAACAGAGAATACAGTTGTTAGAAAGAGATTTGAGACTAGCAAGAGCAAGCAATAGTGGAAATAATTTAGGTTTTACAAAAGAAGAATTATCTTTTATTTTGTCTAGAGTACATCCCGATAAAAACCCAAATTCAAAGATAGCACCACAACTTACAAAAAAACTTATAAGCAGGAGAAAATAAAATGTTAATGAAAAGTTTGTCTAATAAAGACGTAGCCTTGATTAAGAAAGCGTTGAAGTTCTTAAAGAAGAACCAAGAACTAAAAGCTGATACAGAATTCAGATTAGATTTTATTTTAGAAGATATTACTAAGGATGAAAAAGAACAAGTATTCACAGCAGTTTATGAAGCTGTTTACAAAGATAAAACTAGAAAAGATTTGTTAGACGGAAAAAAATCTTATCTTCTAAAAGATGATGAATTAATTCTTATTTGTAAATCTATTGAGTTTGCTGCAAAAGGTAGAATATTTGATGAAGGTCAGGACTACAATGCAGATGATCTTAAATGTGATCTAGAGCAATATATAAAACACTAAACTTCTTTCTTCTCAGAAGAATACATTATATTTAATCCGCTCAACGTACATAGCCTGTTTTTCTCGTTAAGACCCAGTGGAGTGATAGAAACATTATCACCTTCTTCAGCTACAAAACCTGCACTGACTAATTCTTGTATGTGTTCTTTAGGTGTGTCCTCTGCAAACATAACAGATAGAATTGCTCCCAGTCTTTTGTTTTGTTTCTTAGACAGAGCCATGTTCTTTAAAAATATTTTGTAATGTTATGTGGTCGTGATTTGAGTTTATTAAATCTGCTCTTAGTTCATCTGCTACATAAGTTTCAAGATCATTGAGCGTTTCGCTCTCTAAAAGTAAATCTAATGCCTCACACACAATAGCCAATTCTTTAGCATTAACACGATACCACTCTGACCTAAAATCTTTTTCTTTATACTTTGCCATCAGACTGCGTACCACTCTCCACCCATAAACATGACCGCTTCAGCTTCTCTTCTACGCACCAAACCTTCTAAAACTTCACCGCCTGCCTTATTCCATCTTCTTATCTGTGCAGGTACTTCCTCATACTTGCTATCGTTGAGTACCTTGAGGAGCGTACTTTTCTTAAGCGAACCACCTCCCAAATTGTAGCAAAACGAAACTAAGGAATCATACTGATGTTGCTGTAGAGTAACTTCAACAAAGTCATTCACATAGCCTTCATACTCTATCATTTCTTCTTGTAAAAGGTACTCAGCTTCTTCCTTATTTATCTTATCTCCTTCTTTAACATCTTTTGTATGACCATATCCTATAGTCCATACACCTGCAGGACAAAGGTATGCTTCTAATTCGCATCCTTCAAACTTTTTTATTAGAGATAATCCCTCTTCTGATATCTGCATTTTATTCTCCCCATGTTCCATCTTCTCTGACTTTAGCTGTTTTTGTACCGCCCCAGTACTCAACTGCGTGTCCTTCGTTGATAAGTTTTTGGCAAATATCCTCTCCATCTGCTGTATAAGGGATGCCCAAAATTCTGCCATACTTACCTTTACCTAATGATTTGACTTTAAATTTACCTACACACAGTTCTATCAATCTTTCTTTTGCTTTTAGACCAAGTGCTTTTTCTTCTAGGTTTCTTGTTCTTGATTCAGGGGTGTCTATACCTGCTAAACGAACTCTTTGTTTATTTAGAAAAACATCAAAGCCAAGATCAAGTGTGCAATCTAAAGTGTCCCCGTCAACCACCCTGTCTAAGGTTGCTCTATATACGAAAGCATCAGGGGATTCACTCATTACTTAGACTCTTCTTTAGGTGCTGCCATTTTAGCTTTACCTATGTTTATAGAAATAAGGTCTATAATCTTATATGCCTTTCCTAAGAGTGCATCATCTTTAGGTGTGGGTGTAGAAGCTGCTATTGCAGAAGCTACTGTGACAGCCATAGTGATGTAGTTAATGATATCCATAATTTCCATAGTTACCTCCTTATTGAAATTATTCGCCTGATTCTATCCCAAATTAATCTTTTTGCACACTTTCTTGTGGCTTATCTAACTCTCGGTAATATTTAATTATGCTCAAGATATCCTTTGTATATCTTTGAATTTCACCCATATCCATAGATAGGTTTTCATATTCTTTACTTGATAAAGAGTAGAAGGCTCTCTTGGGTGCGTTGCCTGCCTCAAGACTATCTAGATATTCTTGCATAGTTGTAGGTGTCATAACCTCCCAATCAACATTAGATAGACTCATAGGGTAGGGCAGAGGAGGATGATATATAGGTGATCTCTCTGCTATTGTTTTAACTTGCACTGGCTTTACTGATTGCAACATAGAGCAACTGGCAAGCAGCACAGTAAGACTAATTAGTATTACGTTTTTCATCAAATTGATTTGGGTTAGTTATAGTTTCAAGTTCAGCCATGACTCTAGCCGATGCTTTATTTATTCGTGCCTGTAGATCAGTAGGGTTTGCAAGAGCAGATTCATCAAGGTCTAGGTTAGAGAAAGTCTTTCTGAGTCTATTGACGTTCTCCATAGCCTGTCTTTTGTCTTGCTCAAGCTGATTGAGTTGTTGTTCTTGTACTTTCTTTTGCTCTAAGTATCTGTCTATAGAAGCGTTCTGTTCTTCTATCTGTGTCTCTAGGACTATCTGATTTCCTTTGAGAGTGCTGATCTGATCCGCTTGATAGTCAATGTACCAAGCTGAACTTGCAATTGTTAGGACTAACAATCCCCCTAGTATTAATGATAATTTCATTCCCATGTGTATACCTGTAATGGTTTTTCTTTACCTTTAACCTTCAATGGTTCTAGTTTTCTTAAACTATAGTCACTCTTTATAGCAGTATTATATCCGATGAGCAAATCAACCCCTGCCTCTTTTGTACCGCTTTCAAGCCTTGCACCTATGTTCACCGCATCACCTATAGCTGTATAGTCAAACCTTTGTTCACTTCCCATGTTACCTATCACAGCATATCCAGTGTTTATGCCAACACCTATAGCAACTGGGTCTATACCTTGTTCAACTAATTCAATATTTAGTTCTTCCATATTTTTCTGTATGTCTAAGGCACAGTCTATAGCTTTATTTTCATGATAATCTAAGTCTATAGGTGCATTAAATATAGCCATCATTGCATCGCCTATATATTTATCCACCATTCCTCCATGTTTCTGCACTGCTTTTTGTTGTGCAGTCAAAGCCTTGTTCATGATGTATGTGACTTGTTCGGGTTCTAAGCTTTCTGAAAGAGATGTAAATCCACGCACGTCAGTAAATAAGAATGTAGCATAGCGTTTCTCTCCACCTAGTTTTAGTTTCTCAGGTGATTTTTGCAGAATAGCAATTTGACGTGGGTCTAAGTAGTGTTCAAATTGTTTTTTTATCTGCTGTCTAAGTTTGTATTGTTCTCTAAACCTAAGATAGAAAGCTACTGATCCTGTTATGAATTGTGATATTAGAGTCCATGTGACATCAATCAGAATTCCCTGTTGTATTGTGTAGAAGCCATAATAGGCTGTTAGAGAGAAGATACCTATAAACGATACTAGACCCCATGTTATGCCTAGAGCGGTCAGGAGAACGTAAACAAATGCGACTGTGAAGATTAACAGTGCTAACTCCTCAGCTAAAGCGTAGTCTGGAACATATGGACTGTCTTCTAAGAGGATGGACTCTGCAAGTGCAGCTTGTATCTTGTGTGGCTCTAATAAGCCTACTGAAGTTGCTAGTTGAGGCATGATGCCTTTGGCTGTAAATCCAACAAACACGAACTTTCCATCAACATCCATTTCTTTCAAATTAGTCTGAGGGGTATTCACGAAACTTATCCACTTACGACCTAAGCTATCTGTTTTGACTGGATTAAGACCTTTAACCCGTATTTCTTCTATACCATTATCATTCGTTTTTATAATGTAGGTATCTGCATTTCCAGACAAGATTTTTAAAACTTCAGTTCCATAAGCAGCAACCCAACCATCAGGTGTGCGCAATAACAGAGGTAATCTTCTTATCAAAGAATCAACTTCTACTCTAGCAACGGCAATACCTTGATTCGCATTCTGTTTAAGTATATCTATATTCTGTATAACACCCTGTGCATCTATACCGCCTTTGTCAGCACCCATAATGACTGTTCCTGTTGTCGGTGGATAATCTCCGTTATCGTTTTCAAACATAGCAAGAACACTAGGTGCAAAAGATAAAGCTTGCGCAAATTCTTCGTCACCACCAAATCTATCTGCTTGAGGAAAGGCAACTACCCAACCAACACCTATTGCCCCTTTTCTTAATAATTGTATCTGTATTTCAGCGAGCCTTTGTCTGCTTAGTGGGTAGCCACCCTCTCTTGTTATATCATCTTCTGTAATATCTAGTACAGTAAAATATCCTGAAGGTTCTTGTTGTGGAACTAAAGCATCAAAAGTTTTTAGCTTGAGTATTTCTGTGGGTGTTGATTGATAGACTAGAGGCAGACTCAAAATCAACAAAAGAAAAAGGGGTGTAAATTTCTTTATCACCCCTCAACTATACAGTCTTTATTTTAGTTATTATATTTTTTTGCTTTCCTGCGCTTCATAGATTCTTTTCTCTTGGCTCTATCTTTATCAGTTAAACCTATATCCTCATGCACCGAATTAATATATCTAGTGGGTGCTGAACTAATGCTTGTAAACTTAGTCATGGTTTACACCCTTGAGCCATAAGGAGTTACAGAACTTCTATAAGTTTCCATGTGGCAATCAGCACAGTAATATGAACCTTTTTTTCTGCGATTGTTACAATCTGTATATTCGCAATATATTTTGCCCATTATTTCTGTTTCATATTTTTCTTTAACACTCATAATCTTCTCCAATAATAGAAGTGGCTTACGCCACCTCCTTGCATTTGATATCCACCCATTTTTGAGCACCCTTCAAAGTTTGACCCATGCCCAAATAAACTAACTCTGCATCAACGTAGTCGTCATCAATTCTATAAGCGTAATAAACCTCGCCAACTCTGTTTTTTCTTCTCATAATCAAGCACCCTTTGTAAATAACTTCCATTTTTTTCTCCAGTAAGAGAGCAGGCTTTATGCCTGCTCCTGTCTTTCTTTGTATAACTTATTAGAAAATTCAACCTGTTCGTCAGTCCATTCTATTGCACAAAGAAATTCTAATAATTCTTTTCCGCTATGAGCGTAATCAATAACAATTTCATCAACTAACAACCAGTAGTCATTTCTTGCACCGCCTGCGTTTATCCCACCTGATATTTCAAACGATTTACCTGTAGAAGTAATGCCTAAAAGTTTGCAATCTTTGTAGCCTGCGGTTTTGATAGAAACTATCTTGTCAGTGCTTGATGCGGACATTCCAACATATCTTCCGTTTAAAGTAACCTCTAAGAAGTTTTCGTGTCTTTGTTTTGTTGTTATTTTCATTTTATTCCCTTTCAATTTATTGTGTTGATATGTTTATTATAGTCCTGTTTGGATTTATTGCAAGTACTTTATCAATCGTATTGTGTAATAGTTACTGTCTTAGTACAGCTTGATACACAGTTATAAGTTGCAGTGAAACTTTTATCGTTTGCACCTGATTGTGTAACTCCTACATTGTAATCATCTGTATAGAAATTTAGTCTAGCTGTATGATCTCCTGAGCCTGACTGATCTATAGAAGCTGTTCCGTTGTCTGCATCTGAGTACCACCATATGTCGGCATCATGCGTTCCACTTCCTGATTGAGTAATGCTAGAAGTATTATTGTCAGCATAGTTGTGGTTATAGATGTACGCATTGTGTAGCCCTGTACCCGATTGGGTTATTGTTGAGGTCGCATTATCCCCAAATGCACGAATCTTTGCATACTTATTATTGCCTGTTTGTGAAATTGTGTAAGTAGTATTGTCACCTGCCATTAATATTTCACCATGATTATTGTCACCTGTTTGCGTTATCGTGCCTGTGTTATCGTCTTTGTCTAAATCTAAGTAGCCATAATTATTGTCACCGTTCTGTGTGATAGTGTAATTATTGTCAGAATGATTAGACCATTGTGAATAAGCTTTAGCAGTATTACCTGATCCTGTGGTGTTAAGATTTATAGTTGCTCTTGTGCAAGTGTGAGTTGAATAGACACCATTACTTAATCCGCAATATACAGTGGCATTATTTGTGTAGCCAACTTGCTTTATATTGATAACACTATCATCACCTTTCTGTTGTACTGTTATCGTATTATTGCCTGCACTTATAATACAACTAATACTAATCAGACTGAGTGATATGTATTTGCCCATCTCCACCTCCGTTTACTGTTATGTCTATAAGTTTCCCACCCACTAAAAGTTGTATCTCATAAGCACTGGTCTTTGGTATTTGTAAGTCTACCGTATTTTCAACTGATCTAAAAAAGGTGAGCATCTCTCCTTCTACAAAAGAATAGACTTGTGCTTTAGAGTCATAGCCAACCTTTATACCTTCTATAACAACATCACCAATCTTACCTCTTGTTTCTTCCTCTTCTATGAAAGCCAGTAGATCAATCAAAAAGTCTACACTTAGTAAATCTATAGATAGACGGTCTACTGCAAGTTGATCTTCTTCTAATTCATCTTCGTCAAAGTTTTCTTCTAGGAAGTCTACATCTAGTACGTTAGAAGATTTTGTATTTTGATCTTCAATAGCTTGTTCAACTTCTTTAGGTTGGTTGATGATAAGAAGGTTATTAATCAACCCTAAGGTCATGTTTATTAATGTTACAGGTTTAGTAGGGGGTGACTCAAAAACACTTACCATTGTGGCTTGAAAGGGTTTATTTAAGACTTCTATTCCAGTAGCTGTTTCAACTGTAATCTCACCTGAACTGTTACCATCTTCATCAGGCAACAATATGATCAGACTTCTTCCTATCTCATCTACTGTAGTTGTAAAATCTGTTCCACGAATAGAGATATCTGCACTAGGAGTTTTTATAGATATATTTTTCTTATCAATCTTGCCTAGCTTTCCTGTTATAAAACGAGCAGTACCGCTTGCCATCCTGAGTGCCAGTTTTGACTTAGCAGGGTTAGGATCATAGATATATTCATCAACTACAATCTTAGAATGTTCTGTAAGCTTTATAACTGATTCATCAACAAACTGTATAGCCATACGACCATCACCTGTTCTTACATCATCATTACTTAATATACCTAAAGATAGTTCCGCTAATAGCTTATCGTCTTGTGTACTGCGTAAGACCTCACCATTTCCACGCAGTTCTGATATTGCACCTATATCTGCATATAGAGAACTAGAAAGTAAACTAACTAGCAACCAGTACTGCATTGGTCAATATTAATAACACCGCTTGTAGAAGCAGCAACTATATTGATCGTATCAGTGACACCTGATGCACTTGTTGTTTGGTCAATGTCTATATTATTACTATCACCTGTAATACTGGCAGTAATGCTTTTATCGTCAGTTCCTATTTGTGTAACGTCAATATCATTAGAGTTGCCATCTATAGTCCAGTTATTTACAGCACCAATTACCTCACTTCTGATATTTAGATCATTAGTGTTACCTGTTATGACAGCATCAAAATTACCGCTTGTTGCTGCAGAAGTTGATCCTTGCAACCAAGTCAATACATTAGTGTTTCCTGTAGCACTATAGTCAAAGTCAGAACTTGTTACAGCACCACTGCCCCCTGCAGTAATTGTACTGGTATTGGAATTACCAATCTGATACATCGTCCAAGAAGAACTAGCAGCTTGAGCAATAGCGTTTGCTAGAGTGTTCGTGTTTCCCTGTTGTTTTATATCTGCGGTGATTGATGCACCTGCAAAAGTAGACCTTGCGCTTGAAGTACCTACAATATTAGTTGCTCCAATTTGATCTAGAGTTAGCAAAAATGCACCTCCTCCGCTTTGTGTCAGGTATATATCATTGTTACCTGAAAATAAATTAGATGCTGCTAATAGTAAAAAAAGCTTTAATAAATATTTCATTATCCTCTTACCTCTGATGTGGGATTTGGTTTTTTAATATAATTAAAGTCCCATATTTCCCTTTTTAAGCCTTCCATAACTAATTCATAGACTGCGGTTTCAATAGCAGCCCTTGTTGCATACCCTGTGGCTTCTGTCTGTGTGTAGCCTGTTTCTATTTCCACTAACTCCGTTCCTAGTTCTGTGAATCTAAAGACATCTCTACTTACTCCTGCACTTAGTATGGTCTTGCTTACAGTTATATTTAATAGAACTTCGCTTGTCTGAACGAGAACTGCCCTTATGGACACAGTTATATCATCTTTGCGATATTGGTTTGTGTTCCCAATACCCAAATACCTTGCTCCATTGCCTCCAGTCATAACGTCTGACTCGTAGGATATGATGCCTCCTTCCAAAATTATACCTGCATATAAGAGAGGTTTCAGCTTGTTAGCACCTTCTCCGTCATAGGTCTTTCTTGTGGATTTTATTAATTGTCTTTCTTTTGTCAGGTTATTTAGACCTGCACGTTCTGTTACTGAAAACCAAGTGCCGTTACCTGTACTCAGTAATGCTTCTATTAAGTAACTTATAGCACCTTGTGTCACAGCAGTTGAGAACAATGCCATCTTGTCAGAAGGTTTTCTTTGTCCAGTTAAGTCTTTAAAGTCGTAAACAGCTAATACAGCTTTTTGATTAGGCGGTGGTAGGTCTATGAGTTTTTGCAAACTTACTCTTTCTAACCTTGCATCTTCAGGGCAAGTTAGTCCGACTAGTTTACAGTCCTCTGCTCTAGGCGGTGCAAATGATGCACAACCTGTAACTATTCCTATCATGATTACACTCCACAGTCTGCGGTACATACTCCAAACACTCCTATTGGAATAACCACCTCTGTGATATTCCCTAGTTGATCTATAACGGTAAGAGTTATATACACACCGTCATTACTAAAGCTTATTTGATTCCCTTCTAAATCTATTGTGCCACCTGTACCGCCATCTTCAGAAAACAACATATCTGATATATCTCTAGATAGATTGCTAAATATTCTGCTTTGTAAATTGTTAAGAAATTTATTAAGAGTGCTGTTCTCTATTTCACGTTCAATCTCTTCTAACTCAGACTGTATCTTCTCAGCAAGTTCATCTCTTCTTTTTGTTTCTTGTTCGTCAATGGTTAAAAAATGAGCAGAAGCACCAATGCCACTAAAACTAGGATTTTTAAATTCGTGTGTAATTGTTGATGAATTAGCAGGAAAGGCTACAACTAATAATATTATAACTATTCCAACAATAGCTAAAACCTTATCCCACTCGGTCATCAATCTTTCCTCTGATCGTCCCTATCTGCTTTAGCGATTTTATCTATATCTATAAGATTGGGTACACCAAGAATTGTCTTAATCATAGTATCTTGCCTAATAATTTCATTATCTAGAGAACGTATTCTGTCAATCAATGCTACCAGTATTCCATGTTGTGAGTCTAGTTTACCTCCTAGCCTTTCTTCCATTGCTGTTATCTGCACTGCAAGTTTTTCGTCTAGTACATCTAACTTTGTTTCCATACCATCAATAATTCTATTAATAAGTTTCCATATAAAGAAACCTAAACCTAGTGCTGCTGCAATAGGAAAGCCTACTTCGTTTATAAATGTTACTGCTTGTTCCATTAGCTTATTGTATACGTTACTGAACCCCAAGTGCTATGTGCTGCTCTGTGGGCTTCGTGTTCTGCTGCTGTAGCGGTCACTTTAATTAAATTATAATTTTGTCCATCTCCAAACTTACTTCCATCAGTAGTTCTAGTTGTCTCGTCAGTAGCTAAGTCAGGTCTCCATCTCTCTAGTTGATTTTCATAGGTATCAATTAATTCCATAACAGACCCTGAACAACCTAAATGATTGTAAGCTAATTCTCCACCTAGCATTAAATTAGCTGTTGCGTGACCTTTGCCTCTGTAATCAGGATGTAGAACACCCATCTTCACATGAACTATTTTGTTGTTAAAATCAGAATGTTGAAAACCAAGCTTTGTTCCGTCTGTTTTTTCTAGCATTAAAGTAATACTACATTGATTGCCTGCTTTGACTTTAGATTCTGTATATCCCTCTGTTACATATAACATATGGCTAAATTCTGTGATTCTTTGATAATAAGTATTAGAACCAATCGGAAAGTCTTTTAAGCATTCTGTTACAAAAGATTGGTCTGCTTCAATCATAGGTCTTATTTTATAGCCATTGCTTGATGTTACGGTTGTCATTATTTGCCACCTCCTGATACATTTGTTAAAGAAATTATTGCTGACAAAGTGATAGTTTCACTAGAAGCTGTATGGGTTACAACACAAGTTGCTACTTTTACGTCATTACCTGACAAGTTAGTTATGCTGCCTAAAGTAAAAGCGTTGCTAGAATCTGCCTGTTCTGCACAAGCACTTATATAGTCTGCGGTACTATTGCTTACATTTACAAATGTCCATCTTATAGTGCAACTTTGTTTACTTGTGCCATTATCTGCCGTAACAGTCAAATCTATAGTTGAAGATGTAGGTGAGTAGAAAGACCCATCACTAGATATCCATTGTGCTAGTGTTGAATCTGCTGAAAGAATAGTCACCAATGCTGCATTGATTTGTGCTGCAGGTACTGCTCTATTCACGTTACCACTACTATCTAAACCATTAACTGCTCGTTCATGTGCATCTATAAGTTGTTCTGCTGTTCTTGCTACTCCGTTAAAAAAAAGACTACCTATATATCTGTTGCTTGAATCAATAGAAGTTGCTGCTCTGCTTGCTCCTGTAGTAATTGTGCTGTTAGCAACTCCACCTACAGTTCCTGTGTGATTACCTGATGAAGTTCCTGTATGTGTTGAACCTAATACTGTGGAATCACTTGTATTGTCTACATTAGACAAACCAACTGTAGATTTATTAGGTGAGACTTCTACCCAATTAGATGAACCTGTTGCACTTGCTCTGTACTGTCTGTTGTTATCATTAGTGTCATACCATAAGTCACCTACTGCTGTAGCAGTTGGAGCGTTATCTTCTCTGAATACTGTGATTTGTCTTTCGTTAGCTACGCTACCTAAACCTATTCCTGCCTTAGTTAAAGTTGTAGATACCCATTCACCTGCAGTCACTTGATCTGCACCTACGGATTGCGCTCTATAAATTTTATTTCCATCGTTGGTGTCCATCCATAGATCACCTATTGCTGTTGCTGTAGGTGGATTAGTAGAAGCAAATGTTGTGACTTGCGCTTGATTCAGCACGTTACCTAATCCTATAGCACCTGCTGTTATTGTAGTTAAAACCCATTCTCCTGAAGTGACTTGATCATTACCTGATGATGTTGCTCTATAGATTTTATTGCCATCGTTAGAATCTATCCATAAATCACCTGCGTTGACTGAGGTAGGTACATTGTTTTGTAAAAAGGTTTTAACACCTGTTGCATTGGCATTTAGAACTGCTGCTAGTGTTGTAGGAGTACCGCCTACTGTATGATTTACAACTGATGTATAAGCAGAGTTAATACCTGTTCCTCCAACGTGTCTTGCTCTAAAGTTATAGACAACACCCATTTCCATGCCACCTGCTATGTTGATTTTAGTGACACCTTTCCCTGCTACAGTTTGTGTAAAATAAGTTGAACCACCATTCTTTTTATATTGTATTTCTGTTCCTGTAACTAAAGGTGATGCACTATTTGCCCATGTCACAGTTGCAGATGTAAAGTTAAATGAATCTACGTCTGTACTATCTGTTGCTACAGACAAGCTAGTAGGTGCAGCTAAAGCAAATCCACCTGATGCTAAATTACTTCCTGCTGCTATATTTGCTTGATAATCACTTGTAGCAAAGGCAAAGGTAGATGTTGCTGTTTCTTTAAGGGCAAGTCTGACACCTAGAGTTGGAGCATCATCTGTTTGCATCACTTCCATATTTACAGAAATAACTTCAAATATTTTTTGTGAGAAACCTAACCTTTCATTGGTTACATATACCCAGTCTGCAGGTTGCAGTTTCATAAAAGATAAATCTACCATACAACTTAAGGATGTAGACAGTCTTTGATTCTTAAGAGCAAGCCTTCCTATGCGTTGCGCCATTGTATGTGTAACTGTAAATGGCAACTGCTTCTCCATCTGTTTTACATAGTTAGGTTTGTCGTTTGTTGTTCCGTTAGGTGTATCTTCTGTTAAGAATGTAGAGTCTTGGTATACAGGTGCATCTGCTGCTATAAAGTTATTAGTAGAGTCTACATATATAGGCTTGACCGTATTGTATAACTCTCCTGTGCCACTCTTAGTAGAAACATTGACAGGTGCTAACAGATTATCATCTGTAATAGTTAAGGAAGGTGTCTGTGTTGTTCCTGCAAAGATATTAAACTGTCCGTTGGTATAGGACATCTTGCCTGCCATAGCACTGAGTAGTCCTTCTATAACACCATTGCCACTAGCACCAAAGTTAGTGAATCCATTTGCTGTGTACTTTTCTTCTGTTGAACTGCCATTTGCTAGAGTAACTGCAACCTCACAAGCACTGGCTGCTGCTGCAACACCTCCTGCGTTTGTTGTGTCGTTTATCTCTGCAGTTAAAGCTTTTAATCCATAGGTCGTATCTGTTATGTAATCTCTTATACACAAAGCAGGGTTATCACTCCATGCGGTACTACTGTCTCTAGGATCAAAAACTTTTTTACCTTTAACTACGAAAGACATATTCGGCATACCACCACCAAACTTTTCAGGATCAAATACCATTTGTATGTAAACAAAAGCACAATCTAAAAACTTATCTGTTGATACTAGAGAACTTTGTGCAACTGCATAACCATTTGCTGCAGTCTGTGAACCATCTTCAAAACAGAATCTTACCAATCTGCCATTGCTGTC